TTCCATCAATAGTCATTACCAAATCTGGTATCGTTGACCCACTAGGTGCAACGGTAAATTCAGATGCATACTCTATACCTTTTTTATCACACAATTCTTTTATGTATGCAGCGCATTCTTGTTGAGTTTTAGTTCCAGAGGCAACTCTTTTTTGACTTTTGCCGCCCGGTTTTTTAATATTACTTATTGGAACATATCCATCAAAAGGTTTGTCATGACCTTTTAATGATACTTTTGCGAACCAAGTGGTTGCAGAAACTTTACCACCGGGAATTCCTGATATCTGTCTCTTGTGCAGTGTAGCTGGGGCAGTAAACCAAACAGTTGTTCCAGCCGAGAGACTTTTAATCACCTCTCCATTTTTATCTACCAAATCTGTTTTCTTTAGTGTTGGAAATCCTTCTGGATATGCATAATCTTGACCATCTATCGGAGCATAAATGGTTCTTTCGTCCTTTTGAGGTTTATCCCCACCCACTCCATTTGGAAAATTAGCCATTCCAAATTTTTCAGCGATAAATAAATTTCCAATCCTGTCAACATGATTGACATAAGACTCTTCTCTTGGTCTTACTTGATGAAGATATTTTCTAAGTGACAACCGCTCTCTCCATGTAATACAAATATTTCATATTATTTATAAAACAAGGGAGTGCGGTTGTCAAGGGGAATCATCGTCTATATTCTAGCTCTTCGGGTCTGCCCTGCATGATTTCACCCACTTTTGGTTGGTAATCTTTGGGCTTATCTGCCATGTGCGGTGCCCGTTCTGTCCCACCCATAGGAATAATGCTTTGTGCTTTCTTATTGAAATCCTTATGCATGTAGACAGAAGTTGTCTGACTATCCACATGTGTGGGTTTGAACCCATGAAAATGAATAGGAATCAAATCCTTCGTATCTAACAACTCCTTTGTATTTTTATGCCAGTCAGAGTTATCAAATATAATCATACCACCTGGCTTCAAATTAGATACTGCCGGTTCTACACATTCATATCTCACAAGTCCATCTATTACGATAACATCAAACATTACAGAGAATGCCCAGACAATTTTAGGATAACGCTCCACATCATTTTCAAGTATAATATTTCCTAGTTTCTTACCATCAACTTTATCATACCACTGTTTGTTGTGTTCCACACCATAAATATTTGCACCTTTGTTTTTCCACCAGACTGTAGAAAAACCAGTGCCGTATTCAAACACATCTGCACCAGTCCAATCTATAGAGTTTAGATATTCATAGCAAGGATAGGTATACATCGGCATAACCTCTCCATCACCATTTACAGGCATTTGTTTTTTTGCACTCTCTAAGAAACCAAAGTCTTTTCTTAGTTTGTCAAACAAATATGCAATATGAAACTCTTCCATCCCAAGTTCAACACCTTTGAACTGAACAGCGGTGCCTGCAGGCAGTTGTATATCGTATTGTGTCTCTGTATTCACTTTCATTTAAATTTACCTCTAGCCATAATCTCTGTCAAACACGCAAGCATATTGATTTCTTGGTCGGCAACAAAAGCCGCTTTGTATTGATACTCACCCAGTATAACAACAACGTGGGGAATACTAGAGCCGTCCATATAATCATATAGGTTATCATAAAGACGGCGGAACAAGCGAGTAGGATCATTGTCAATATTGTTAACAATCCATTTACGAACATTAGTAAACTCCTTATCTTTCATGAACCTCATAAGTTCTTTGATGTTTATTTCTGAAATGTCTACGAGTATTCCAGCGTCAATCCTGCCAGAGACAGAATATCTTTGGAGTTCGTTTATTACTCGTCGCCAATCAGGAAAGAACTTGTTGATGACTTCAGCAACTGCTTTTGGTTCAAACTTAATATCCTCTACTACAAGAATATTCATGACCTTTTTGAAAAATTGTTCAGCGAGTTCTTTCTTCTCTGACTTTTTAATTGTGAAGTCTACTACACTACAACGAGAATGTAGTGGTGGTATCAAACGATTTTTGTAGTTACAAGTTAGAATAAAGCCACAGTTTTTATGAAATTCTTCAATGAAGCCTCTCAAGGCTGGCTGCGTCGATTGGGCATTTAAATAATCGGCTTCATCTAAAATGAGATATTTTCGCCCACCGTGAAGAGAAACTGTAGAGGCAAAGTTCTTAATCTTTGTCCTCAGAACGTCAATGCCGGACTCCTCAGAACCATTGATGAACATGTATGTTAGACCAAGTTGGTCGAGCATGGCTTTAGCCGCAGTTGTTTTACCGACACCAGGGCCACCAGAGAGTATCATGTTTGGTAAGTCACCCTTAGATATGAACTCTGATAATGTATGCTTCAACCCACTTGGTAACACGCATTCGCCAATCGTCTTAGGCCGATATTTTTCTACCCATAAAAAATCTTCCATTCATCACCTCAAGTATAATATGATTCTGGTTCAAGAGCAATAAAATATTCCATGTCAGCATTTGTGTTTTTGAAGTTACTAATCTTATTAGAGGAAACACTAACATCATATGTCCCAGCCATAAGTTTTAGATTTTCAACCTTGAACCAAAACTTATAGTCAACACCAGTATCCTCAAACACATTCATGCTATATGAGTTGGCAGTGTCATTTTTCTTATCAGTAACTCTAAGGTCACCATTCTCTAACACCATATCGGGCGCACCGATTGTAGCGGCTGCTTTGGTAATATCGGACAGTTGTTCACTTGATATACTGAATTTTACTTCACATGGTGGCATCTCAATTGCTTTTGACACGGTGGTTACTACACTAGGATCAGAATACCAATATTTGAGTGAGTTGTTTGACTCACCTCTCATGATGACAAAATCATCTTGAAAATCTAAATCCAGATTCTCAAATAGAGACATACAAGCAAGAAACTCATTCAAGTCATAAATGGCAATGTCTTTCTCAAATGTTTCCTCGACTGTAGCTTTAGCCACAATATTCTTCATAGCAGACATTGTGGATAGTGTTGAACCCATTTTAATCATCAGATTTTGATTGATTGTTGAATAGTTCTTCAACACAGAAATTGTATTGTCACTTAGTTTCATTTTCACTCTCTTCCATTTCATTAATGTATAGTGCGATAATACCATAGTGAATAACTTTTAGCAAGTCCCTACGGTTCTTTCCACCTTTCTTTCCATATCGTTGTGCGTACTTCATGATATTACCGATACAGAAACCTTCACCATGACCCCCATCTATGATAAACTCTGTTGCCTGAAACTTGTTCTTGCTGTAGTGTTCATCATAGGTAGAGTCGATATACTCTTTCAACTCCGAAAGAATATTACCCTCATCATATTTGTAGTCTATTTTTCCCAAAATCCATCCTCTTTTGCTTTGTCTAAAATCTGTTTCTCTTTCTTGCGCCGCTCTTGAAACTCATAGAACTCTTTCTTTTGCTCTTCAGATTTGCCGAGTAGCAGTTGCTCATCAGAGTCATGAACATTCCAATTCATCGCAATTGAAAGTCTCTCACCTGGCCCAAAAAATGGATACACTTGGTGATGTAACCAGTTTGGAAAAATCCATAAATGTCCAACTGTGGGCTTGAACCATTCTTGGCCAGGTGGATGCAGTGCCAATGTATCTTGATTACAGGTTGTGTTCCATACACATTGAGTCCAACCATCAATAACACCACTAGCGTTATTTAAGTTTGGAATCTTTGGTGCGTCCTCTGGAAGTTCTGAAACCCACTCATCCCATGCTTCTTCAATGCACTCTGGATTTTTTAGCCACATAAATGCTGATAAGCCAGCGTAAGTTTGACAACCGTGAGTATGAAATGGATTATAGTCTCCAGCATATGCGTGATTTGTCCACGCTTCAAAACATTCGGATTTGGCCATCCTTCCGATCATATCGGTTAGATATTTGTCGCCGATGCCGTTCATAAGTTTTTTCCACATTTTACCGACATCAGTATTAAAATCTAAGGATACTTGATCTGACCTTTCATCATTATGAAGTTGACCGACTAGTTTATCACCAGCATTATCGCCGGTGTTTCTCAATCTTTCTACTTCTTCAATTAGCTCATCAACTATTTCTTGTTCAAAAACAACCTTACCAAAAGTTACGGCTGGCTTGATATGAGTCTCCATTTGAATCATAAAATATACCTCGCTTATCTATATGATATAATAAAGTAAGGGGGGATTATTGTCAATACCCCCATTAGAAAACAGCGACATTAGT